GAGCCCAGAGAGGAATTTCTCCATTCTCGTCTTTTTCGGGCAACCAGCCTGTTGGGGTTAATCCGACCCTGTGGCCGCAATGGAAGTCCGAGAGGACTGCTATTTTTTTCATAAAGAGAAGTTAGTTGAAGTTGACACACCTATCCGCCATTTCGTTCAAAAGAAATTCGCGGACAGACTCTATGGTCTCTGTGTGCCATTCGGGGTCGGAGCCATATTTAACGTGGGATCGGAAGCGGTCCTCCATCCTGCACAAGATTGCATAGATATCCCCTGCTTTGTGGGCCATGTCGCATTCGACCTGCTCTTCTGGCAGGTCAAAGATCAGTGTGGATTTTGGCATAGGTCTAAAGGTCTTTAATGACTTTTTTCAAATCCCCGTCATCCAAATCGTCATCGTCCTCATCCTCTTCCTGCCCATAAAGGATGTCATGGATATTAGAGACAATGCCTTCGATAGCATAGTCATTGCCAAATTTGAGAAAGGCGTTCTTGGTTTCAGTGCCATCTTGGAAGGTAGCCACCACAAACCCCGAATCAAAGTATTCGACAAGCTCAGAACATAGCTTGTCCAGCACCTTCTGGAGTCTTTGGTCATGGACGGCCATTTCAATCGATTTGTTCTCGGCAATCTTTGCATGTCTTGATTACTCCGACATGGGACACCAAGATTTGTTCAATCTTTTCTGATCCACAATATGGACAGGTTTTTGCTTCGGGCTTTTTGTAAACCTTCTTCTTTTTATCTTTCATGCCTTGTTTGATGGATTGATTCTGATGTAATTCCTTACCAATGAGGAAGTTCTGGTCTTTAGCCAAACGCCGTCACCAGAGGTGGAATCCCGCAATCCTGCTGGCCCAGTATTCCCCTCTACGCATTGGAATTTTCCACTGGGCAACACCTTGGTCACGATCCCGATATGAGAAAAGTCAAAGATAGCGAAGTCTCCCGCTTGGGGTTTTGCCTTGCGGGATAGCACCTTGGTCGTTGCGGGGCGGTCTTTGGCCCATGAGATATAACCAAACGCCGCAGCAGTCTTCGGTCTCCATTGCTCTGGAGTTATTTGCTTTAGTCCGAGCCACTTGGCGCTCTCCTTGTCCTTTAGCCACTCGCGAATAATCCAGCAACACAGCGCGGCACACCACGGCCAAGAGGCGGGTTTGAGATTGGTGGCCCCTTGATACTCCCTAATCTTTGGCCCGTTGTTGTTTCCGCCCACCTCCTTGACTCCGACCTGAGATTTGGCGATTGCCACCAGCCTTTCTAGCGGGCTTTCTTCTTTCTTTTTGGCGGGAGGAACGCTCACTGAGTTCTCCTTGGATTCGGAGGGCAAGCTCGGCAAGGACTGCACTTGGCCAATATCTAAGCTTTTTTGCCCAAAGAGTTTCTGGATTAACTTCCACATGGGTTGATTTCACCCATAAATTCTACCACTTGCAAACCCTTTTTCCAATATCCCAATTCCTAGAAATCCGTTCCACCTCTGACTCCGATGGTGATGGAAGTTTTTCCAGCATCGCCCCGCTTTCCTTTGATTGTGATTTTGAGGGAAGAGAGTAAACGGACAAGGAAACTTCTGCGATCTTCTTCGGGCGGGGTTGGGACGAGGATGGATTTAAGTAGTTCATGGGACAGGGGTTTCACTTTTTCTTACGGGCGGGCTTGCGACGATGCACTGCGCCTTGAAGCTCAATAGCCCTGCGAACCTCGGTATAGGTGATCGGGCCAGCAACTCCGTCAACGTCTGTATTTACCAATGCTTGGATTTTCTTAACGCCCTTGACGTTTGCCTCGTTAGTGACGTAATTAACAATGGAGATAATAAACGCCACAATGAATCCAGTGAGGCTCACTTGATCGACGGACTCGGCCAGCTTGGGATCAACCATGGCAAGCTTGGAGACAATAGCCGCAATACCAGCGGCAATGAGGGGGGTTAGGAACCCTCCCGACTTGGAGACAAGAAATGCAAGGATCTTATCTTTCATTTGATTATTCCTCGGACTTAATCTTCTGAACCGCCGACTCAACAGTGAATCGGATCAGGGACTCGGAGGCATCAATGCCATTGCGAACAGCGGCAGTGGTGAGCTTTTTAACGGCAGCTTCGCGTTTTTGCGCCCCAGTTTTGCTAGAATCGGCAAGTTCGCGGACAATGTCCAAGGCTAGAGGCAGAAGGGCTGAAGCTCCATCAACGATGATTTGTTTGAGGATGGGGGCATAGAAATTCCAAATAAGGGAAGGGATGCCCGCCAGTTTTGCTAGGAATGATTTCATGGTTTTAAAGCTAGACTAGAATCCCTTGGATTTCAAGTAATCTTCGATTCTTTTTGTGCGTTCGTCAATACGGGCCAAGGTCTCGGATCTCTCTTGGTTTTCCTTATTGATCATTTCAATCCGCGCATCCTGTTTAGCATCATTGGTTTGGATGTGCCTCATTTGTTCTGGCAATACAATCCACCCATTGAGGGCCGAAAACAAAGTAATCATCAAGGCAACCCCCGCAATCAACTCACTCATCGTGAGTTTTACTCCGCGCTCCATGCCCCTGCGTCTTGGTATTTCTTCGATGCTCATAGTGCTACACGGTTGTTTTAATTAAGAAAGATGGTCAATGATGGACGCAACCTTGTAACGCCAAGGCCAATCAATGTAGGTGGCGAGGTTGGCGGGATTGGCCGTGTCCCCACGATAGGCTGCTGCGATATGGCCTAGTGCCACGTTCTCACTCCAGTCGGTGTGGTTCGGGGTTTCGGGGGTCAAAGCTAAATCTGTTGTACTAAAATCCCCGATCCATCCAGTGGCAAGCCAAGGATAAGATACATTAGAAGAAGACGTAACAACATTACCATCTGCCAAAATAGTCCACTTGCTATTTCCACTATCCCAGCTTATTGAAAAATTTATGTTTAATTCATATTTGGGACGGCCACCTTCAAGCCCGACATAAGCATAACTTCCATTGGCGCTTGCTGCACCAGAAACAACAACTGTAGACTGTGCAACGTCTCCAGAAACAGCATTGTAGATATCACTCCAAGCGTAGTTCTTGGGGAGGGAGATGTAGTCTGCTTCGGTCTTCGGGCCTCCAGCAACTACGGCAATCTTGGCCCAAAGATAGCGTTCAGGAAGATCGTAGTAGTCCGCAATATTGCCACTTCCAATATTTTGAACAAGCCATTTCGCCAACATCTGCCGTCTAGGCAAATCTGCCGCCGATGCGAAGGTCGCGTTTAGAGTTGGAAGAGCCATAGTCTATGGCCCTTGCGGCGTTAAGCCATCCCCATGACGCGGGCTCCAAGGCCCCGCATGGGTGCTTCTTCCATATCGGCAACCGCTTCCTCTTCCATAGTGGCCTCTTCGTCTTCGGCCTCTTCAGCCGCAATCTCGACGCCAGCCAACATAGTGGGAACCAGCGAGTCTCCGTCAACACGGAAGGTAACGAGTTCTTCTAGGGAGTCCCCGTCAGAAACGTCCTCTGGCAAACTATAATTTTCGGGAATGGGAATTTTCATAATATTATGCTTTCTGAAAGTATTGTGGAAAGTAAGTGCGTTCTGCTTTTTCGCGGGCCGCACAAGCCTCCTCGTATGTCTGGAAGTATCCTAGATGAATGTCTCTGCCATTGCAAGCTATTCTTGCCGAATATGGATTTCTTTTATTTCTATTAGGGTGAAATCTTACTCCTTTTTTGCCCGTCTTATTCCGCCTGCTGGCTCGCCGCAAAATATTATGTGTCGGCTCAAATGATTTAATTTCGGCCTGAATACCCTTCAGATTTTCTGGACGGACATAATCGCCGTATATCTCTTTTTCTTTTTCTTTTCTTGCAGTTACAGCCTCTTCCATTGTTTTAAAAAGCCCGATAGTCTGCTTCTTTTTATCAATATTGATACAAGCAAACCAGCGATTGTGGGCTTTAGAGAAGTATACACCAGTAACCCCAGACTTATTGTCCGACCTTTTCCTTCTGTTAATTGCATTTTGAGACGCCGAAACAATCCTAAGATTTGCCCTACGATTGTCTAGCGTGTTGCCATTAATGTGGTCTACGGTTTCGCCCTCTCTGGCGTTCATTATCAATCGGTGCATCCGAAGGTGTCTGCCATCTTGTTTTGCACAAGCATATGGATTGCATCCGTCATCAATTACAAACCAAAGATGCCTATTAATAAGTTCAATATCACAATTATCTACGAGTGAAACGTAGCCGTTATTGAGTTGTATTTCTGTAAACATAAAGAGGGGGCAGCTTACGCCACCCCCTCTAGTGAGTCAATCTTTATTTAACCGTTGTCCGATCAAGACAGATAGCCGTATCCGCTTGAAGCAGGGCAGGCGACGAGGTCGCTGGCCAAGTTGCAGCGCAGATGGATCAAGTAGTAACCCCACTGAGGGAAGATCTGCTTGACCGCACAGGCCATCTTAGCCCGCCAGTAACCGCTGTTCTTGTCAGGGTTGCAGTTCTTATCATACTCGTTGATCCAGCGGAAATCTCCGCGATAGTTCTGAGCATCATAGACAAGTTTGCCGACTTTGAGGTTCGGGTTAGGAACAAGCCATTCCATCGCCTTCGGGTGGAAGATCACCGTGGAGGTGTACTTCGCGGCCTTGTAGGCGGGGTTGATGATATACTTGTTCTGGCCGTTGACC